AAGTGGATGCGGAGCAACAGAGTCATCAAGTTTTTCTGCTGTTCTAAACATTGGTCCTATCTCCGGTGCGCCTGACCAAGTATGGTCAATTGAGCAGGTAGATGGAAGTGATGACATCACAGACTTTCTTCTTGAAATCGACCCTGTAACAGGTGATTTAACTTGGACTCCTGGAACAGGCAGTGTTAATGGCACTTACATTTTCACTGTGACAGTGACTAATGAGTACGGATGTGTATTTGGTCAGGAGACGATCACATTGATTGTTGATTGTTCAACACCTTAATTTACTATGGAAGAGTTAATCGGGATACTACTATCAAAGTTGCTAGATCGGGAAATCCGGGAAGGCAGGCACGACTACATTGTGGAAGCTCGTGAGAAAGCCGAGGAATTGGAGTATCACTTTGAGAACGAGTATCCCGACAAACTCCTCCACACTCAGCATCCAAGCGAAGAGCCTTGGATGAAGGAGTACAGGAGACGGAGATGGCAAGCTCCAACAACCACTGCCACCGGGAGAGTGTTCACTTTCCTGCAGAAGATTCAGCAGGCTGATGACTTTAAAATCACTTTTGAATCTGACTTTAAAAAGACAGGCATAGCTGAGCGCATAGGGTTAATGGATAACACCTTAAAGCACTATGTTGAATATGAGTTGCCAAAGACAGGAAGCCTAGAGAAGTGGCTTTTCAATGTGTTTTTAAAGACTTATCTAAAAGATTCCAATGCGGTGGTTATTACCATGCCTGATTATGAGGACTTCATTGAGAATCCATCAGGCACAACTACCCTAGACTGGTCTAAGCCTTACCCACACATCATTGAGAGTGAATACTTAATCTGGGAGGGTGAGGATTATATAATTACAAAGACCGAGGACTACAAGGACATGAACCGCAAGAAGTGGGATCAGTTCTTGTGCTTCACAACTGAAGGGCTAATTCTCTTCAGGCAGGTCAATGAGTACACCTATGAGCAGCCTTTCCAGATATTTATCCTGCCCTATCAATTTGGCTATCTGCCTGCCTGTAAAGTAGGCAACATCATTTACGAGGAAGAAGATGGTCAGTTAGTCTATGACTCAGTCCTTGCTCCATGCCTTCCAGCCTGGAATGAGGTGCTGTTCAGGACTGATGATTTAAATATACTTTGGGCAACACATGCCCTGCCCCAGAAGTGGGCATTGAAGATGTCACCATGCAAGACTTGCAATGGTACTGGCATAAGGACTAATCGCAAAGAGGAAAAGATAGGCTGTAATGATTGCCAAGGCTCAGGAAGAGCATCCAGCTCACCATTTGGGCTGATGGAAATCAACATTGACCGGGTTAGTGCTGTCAATCCTACACCTCTTGTGCCTCCAGTGCCTCCGGCTGGTTACATTGAGAGGCCAACAGAGACAGTTAAGCTATTCCAGGAGGATATACTTCAGAAGGAGTTTCAGGGCTTCAAGGCCATTGGTCTGGAATTGCTTGGACAGATTCCAGCTGCTCAGTCAGGCATAGCCAAGGAGTATGACCGGAAGGAGCTTAATACCTTCTGCTTTTCAGTGACTGTGCATCTGGCTCAGGTTTATCGCAAGGTATGTTTCTACATCATGCTCCAGAGGTATAATGCACTTTTTGCATCTTCCTTAATGGATAGTGATAAGATACAGGCTGCACTGCCTCAAATCACTGTGCCTACTGATTATGATGTGATGACTGCCGATATGGTGGCAGAGCAGTTAAGGAAGGCTGTGGATAGCAAATTCAATCCACTGATTACCGCTGGCATTGAGATGGACTATGTTGAAAAGCTGTATGGAGAGAACAGCATCCAGAAGACATACCTCAAACTATTAAGTAGCCTCGATCCATTGCCATTTAAGTCCACAGATGAAAAGACAATCCTGCTTGCCTCCAATGGATGCTCTCAGCTAGACTATATCCTAAGTGCCAACCTTGCCGCCTTTATCACTATAAAGGTGGAGGAGGATGCTACCTGGTATGATAAACCATTCAATGTGCAGAAGGCAGAAGTGTATGCATTGGCAGCAGAGAAGCAGGCAGAGATCAGGGCAGGAGTAGTGCCAATTATGCCTGAAGGATTATGATATGGCGAAGACTCCTGAGCAGTTAATTAAGCAAATTCAGGAACTCCAGATGGCAATTGAAAGCCGGATGGATGATGCTCTGCCAAGGGTTTTTGCAAAACTATCTGACCAGGTAATTGACCTTGCATCTAATTTATCACTTAACCCGAAAGACAGAGCAAAGTCACTAAAGGAACTAATCAAACTAAAGAAGGATATTGCTGACACTATTATTACTAACGCTCCTTATCAAGTTCAGGTTGCGGAAGTCATCAAAGGATTCGAACTCCTCTCAGAGTTAAGCAATGAATACATCACCATTGCCATAGGTGATTTTAGTGAGAAGAAGGCACTCTATAAGGCTATACTGGAGACCAACATAGCCACTACTAAGGATGCTCTGCTAGGTGCTGGTATCAGGGAGAACTTCGGCACAGCCATTCAGGAAGTGCTAAAGGACAACATTGCTGGCATAGGCTCACGGTCTCAGCTTAACAAGACCCTAAGAAAGTTCATTGAAGGCACAGAGCAAGAAGCACCATTCTTGAACCGATACATTAAGCAGACTACCAATGATGCTGTAATGACCTTCAATGCCGAATACATCCAGACCATTGCCGATGACTTGGATGTTGAATATTACCTATATGCAGGCACACTAATAGCTGACTCCAGACCATTCTGCCAGGCAAGAGCAGGCAGATACTTCACTACCGATCAAGTCAAAGCATGGCCTAATCTAAAGGGCTGGAGTGGGCGGATGGCAGGCACTAACAGCAGCACAATCTTCATTTACCGAGGAGGCTACAATTGCCGACATCAGCTCTGGCCGGTTGCCAAGGAGCAATATGAGGCTGCTCAGGAAAAAGGCAGAGCAGGCCTAAAATAACTGCAAAACAATTATTCAATTATTTTCCCGGTAAGCAATCAGCATCGAGATAGGCTTTAGGTGCTTTTGTTCCACCACAAGTCTTTTGCCATGACCTAAGTCCATCTCGACTAGGCATTGCTCAATTGACTGCTTTCTGATGTATCCTAAGATGGAAACTTCTAATGCCTCCTCATTGACATAGCATAATATAAACACATCAGCTCCTATCTCCTTTCGATTGTTAAAGACTAACCTGCCTGTCTTATACTTGGTTGATTTGACTTGAATGTCATACTCATCCAGCATCAGGTCGGTGCTGCCTCCATCTCCTTCCAGGTTAATTGTAGTGTCAAAGGGCAGCTTTAAAGCCTTAGCCACAGCATATTCACCTAGAACACCTAATAAGTCGGCCTGTGATTGTGTATTGCCCCAGCGAGCTACTGAGGGGCGGTTAGGATTAACCTGATCCTTAAGGAAGTGCCTGCCTGTTGCCAGCACTTTGAGAAACTTTAATTCTCGTTCTGTGATAGTTATGTTCAAGGCGCATAAGGGATTACAATATTAACGCTAAAATATTGATATTTACCTAATGAAAAAGGCAAAAACAGGCAGCACTCCAGTTGCTAAGATTAGCTTCGGGAAGAGAAGAGAGGGCAAGCACCGGAAGGCTAGAAGGCCAAAGGAGGGCAATCAGAAAAAGTATAAAGGACAAGGAAAATAATGGCAGAGAAGAAGTACAAGACCAAGGTCAATGGCAAGACTGTTAAGTTTGGAGCTAAAGGCTACTCCATTGCACCGGGTACTGCCAAGGGTGATAACTACTGCGCTCGTTCTTCTGGCATTAAGAAGTGTAAGAACCCACCATGTGCCAATGACTTGAGCCGGAAGGCCTGGGGATGTGTTGGTAAAAAGTCTGTAAAAAGTGCAGCTAAAAAATTCACTCGCATCAAGTAACTTTACAGAATGCAACTAAAGCATTTTACACTTTCGGAGTTTGACTCTCCAGATGCTCCAGGCTCAGGTAGCAATATGAAGCCTGCATTCATGCAGAGACTTGACAATGCCAGATCATTAGCCGGAGTACCATTTAAGATTAACTCAGGCTTTAGAACCACTGTTCATAATGCTAAAGTTGGAGGAGTTGCTGATAGTTCACACACACAGGGATGGGCAGCTGACATAGCAGCTACATCCGGCACATCTAAGTTTCAAATTGTGAATGCCCTGCTGAAAGCAGGATTCACTCGCATTGGGATTGCAAGTTCATTTGTGCATGTGGACTCTGACCCTGCAAAGCCTGCCCAGGTAATCTGGACATATTAATATGACTCACGAATTAAGGGAGGAGCTGGTTAAATTTATACATGATACTCCTGCCTATGGAGCTATCATAATTACTAAGTTGTCAAACCCAGAGCCTAATTTCTACAATCCGGTTGAGGAGTGGCTATACCATCACGGTTGGTCAATCATTCTGATTTATCGCCTCTACCGGATGATAATTGACATCCATAAGGAAAACATGCAACAAGTGATGTTTTATAATGATAATGGTGATCTTGTCTCTATGACTCTCTATGCTAAAAAAATTCAGCAAATCAAATCCATATTTAAATGAAAATTTCAAGAGACACATTTGTGATACTGCTGGCATTTCTATTATACATAGCAGGAGACATCTACATTGCTCGAAATGCTCACCAGAAGCTGGACAAGCTCATTAAAGACAATGAGGAATGGACGGCAGCAGCATATTGGAAGAGTGCCAGAACAGAGGGCAGAATTGATAGTCTTAAAGTTGAGACAGAGGCACTGGCTAAGACAGTTATCTACCTGGACTCATGTCAGAACAACAAGACACAGAAGCAGGACAGAGCAGAGAGGAGAGGCAAGTTCGTGGGAGGATTGCTGAAAGGACTGTTCCCAGGGCTGTGAACCATGCCTTGTTCAGCAAGAGAATGCAAGTCTATGCCTACACTTGCACCTCTGTGGTCATGGTAGGTTTGCTCGTTGGTGTAGGTTGGCTATATAAGATTGAGAAAGTAGATCCATCAGACTCTGTGCTGATGTTTATTTTAGGGCAGGTATTGAGTGCCTGGGTAGCTTTGACCAATAAGATTTTCCGCTTCACTGCACCTAATATCGGCAGT